CATCAGCGCACCTTCCTAACCGGACTTCCGCGAGACAGTTTTTGCACGATGCTCTTGAGGTTCCTTGCGAGAGCGACGGCGCCGGCCTTGATAGACTCTTCCCCCTGACTGTCCAGCGCGGGCCTTAGATGCGGCTTGGCCGACATCTTTACCGTGCCGAATTCCAGAAGATGCGAAAGACGACTCCACGGCGATTTGACGCCTATGTGACCGACGCGGCGGGTGTCGCCACCGCGTTTCTTGTCGAGCGTGAACGCTATCGCGGCGGCGTATTTCCCCGTTCGCTTGCGGGCGAGGCGCTGCGCTTCCGCGACAATCGGCCGGGCCATCGCCCGCAACGTGGCATCGCCAGCCTGTTCGGCGAGTTCGGGGCCAAGCTTTTTCAGCGCCCGGTCTACTTCCTTCAATCCCCTGATGGTGACACTGACCTTGCCGACCATTACGGTTCCAACTCAGAAGGCGGTGCTTTCCCGGTCAGCGATCCGATATTTGCCATTAAGCGGGTTCCCGGCTAGTATTTGTGTTCTTTGACAGGGAGCAAGCCATGACAAACGAAACCCCTGAATTGACACAGAAAGGTGATCTTGGGCGCGCTACCATGATCGGCCTATTAATGATCGGCGCCTTCTTCGCTTTATTCGCCTTCTTCGCCTTTTTATTCGGATTATTTGAACCAGAAAACAAACCCGAACCAAAGTCCGCCGAACAGATATTCAGAGATCGCCTGTCCGGCGGGATGAGCGATTGCATGAGCGCCGTTCGGCAGCGAAGCAAGTTCCCGACAAAGGCCAAACTTAAACCGGACGTGGTCGATCTGCTCGCCCGCATTGAAGCCGCCAACCTTGCAACAAAAACGTTCATCTATCGCGGTCGCGTAGACCTGATGAATGGCTTCGGCGCCATGATCCCGCATACCTACGCCTGCACAATCGATGTGCCGAACTGGCGCTTTCTAAATGTCTCCGTCACCCCCGGCTGACGGTTTCTTCACCCGCTTGATCCGCTTGCCGAACGCGCCGAGGAATTCAGCCTTGATCCGGTTGGGGTCCAAATCACCGCGTTTCCTGCGCCCGAATTTCGGCATGAAGTCCTTTGGCGCGAGTGCCTTCGATCCCCGCTTCCGGTTCGGCGCGCTGTTCGCTACAACAGAGGCTATCGTCCCCGTGCGGAACCATTCGATTTCCGAACCCCACGGTTCCAAAGCGTAGAACTCCATCCAGTCCAGAAGTTCTTCGCGGGTGATCGAAGCCTTGAGTTCGGCGACCGTCCGCCCCAGTGCCAGCGCGAGCCGGTGAAGGAACAGCCGGCGGTGATCGCCGCTCAGTCGTTTCCCGCCGCACTCATCCCGTTGACGGCAAGGGCCTTCTGAACAAGCGCCCGAGAAACACTTGCAGGAAGTTTGCGCAGCTCGTCTTCCTTGCCCTCGGGAATAACTCGTTTGCCCCTTGCGTCCACGACGGTCGCGCACACGATCTCCCGCATGAGCCTGCGATTATCGAATGCACTGTCTCCATCTTCCGGCTTCTTGCCCGGCAACAGGCAGCGGTTGGAAATGACCTCGATATCCTCCTCCGTAAGCGGCTGCGCATAGACGGCGGGAAGGCCGTCGATCTCGACCTTCTGCCGCCTCGATGCCGCCTTCGCCGCCGTGAGGAAGTCCGCGGGTTGCTTTGTCATTATCAACTCCAGGTCAGGTCGCCGGTCGGCTTGATTGTCCATTCGAGCATCAGCACGTTGTCGAGCTCGATCTGGGTCACGACGGCGCGGGTGACGATGGCGTTGAACGTCACCGTCTGCGCCGGCGAGTCGGGGAACGTGACCTTCCAGCTCCGGGCCGTGTTCGCGTCAAGATCGGTTTCCACGATCAGGACATGGATCGCGTTGTCCGGGTCCCACTGCGCCGAGCACGGCATTTCCAGACCGTCTTTCAGCGCCTTCTTCCATTCCCGCGCGGTGGACGAAAGATTGCTCACGTCGATCAGGCCACGCTCCTGTCCGACGACGGACATGTTTACGAGCTGCGGGATGCTGTCGTAGGTCTGCGGGGAATCATCGTTCTGGCGGGCAAGGGTCGTGCCGTCGGCTACATATGTGGCCATGATTCAGGCTCCTTCTGTGGGATAGCCGCCGTCGTCTCGACGGTGGCGGGGCCGTTGCCCAAGCGGCTTTTCGGGGCAGAAAGCGCGTCCTATTCGGTGTGCGCCAAGGTGTAGTCCTGGATGACGCGGTACTTCTCCGCATCCTCGTCGTAGTCGTCGATTTCATTGGCGAGCGTGATCGCGACCTTCAGCGTCGTCAGCAACCCGATGTAGCCGTGGAGCGATGCCCGGACGGCTGCTGCCAGCGTCTGCGCGCCGGTGTAGGTCGTGGCCCAGCTATCGATCTGGATACGCCCATCGCCGCGACCGGATGCGCCGGTTATATGCCGCAGGCGCGGTCCCGATATCCGCCTGAAAACGATGGCGGGGTAGGTCGGATTCTGCGGCAGTTTGAGCGGGTAAATCCGGGTCGATACCAGTCCCGATATCGTGCCGTCAGCGGCAAGCCGGGTGCGGAGTTCGGATTCAAGACTCATGCGATAAACGTTATTGCGCCGCTTAGAAGAAGGGTCATTTCAGCGATGAGCGGGGTGCCGGGGTTCACTTTGTAGTCGGCAAGAAACCCTTCGAACTCGACGGCGTCATTGTCGGTCGATATTCGCCAGCGATCATTGTCTGCCGCGAAGAACCGATCTTTCAGAATGCTTTCCGTTTCCGATGGGACCCCGCACTGAAGGGTCACATTCGCCCTAGACATATCTGGGAAAGCCGAGAGTCGGTCAAAAAGCGGGGTGATCAATTCGTGTTCGTAAGCCACCGACATATTGTGAATACCGGCAAGCGCATCGAAGCGGTTATTGCTCCAAACGTGCAAGACGGGCTGGTAAAGGGTTGAGACCGCTACTGTTGGCGCAGCCTCGCCAAAGCCCGCCACGACAACAGACGGAACGGTAACGGCGGCTCCAAACGCTTTCAGAAACCCGCGTCGCGATAAATCAAGCATTGCCTTCTCCTACGGCCGAATAACTGGTATGCTTCGCCCGATCACTATGCGAGGTTCCAATGAGCGCAGAGATTTGGTTTGCCCTTGGCGTCGTCTGTGGCTTGGCGCTTCCATTCGCCTTGACGCTAGCCCGCATGCTTTTCGCCGTTCTGCATAACGCTCAACGCCCCCACTGATCACGTCGCGGCGAGCAGCTCGGCAGTGAGAATCATGTACTGCTTTCTGTCATAACGCCGGTCCTCTTCGGCATCGCGCAAATTCCAGTTTTCGTCTTGGAATACGATGCGCATCTTCCGCGTGAGGTCGGTCCTGTACCGAATGCGGAATCTTGCTACGACCGTGGCGAGATGCTGGAACGCCGCGAACTGCTCTCCCCCGGAAACCGGCATGTATTCGGCAGGGACATCGGCTTCCAGATCGGCCCATGTCTCTATGGGTTCACCGGATGCGTCCTGTACTTCCGTTGCCGATTGGATGGTGATCAGCCGGTCGAGCTCAGGCATGACCCAACACGACCCCGCGTGCCGACCGCAGATTCGCCAGCAAGGCCCACATACGCTTCGTCAACAGAACTTCCAGATGGTATGACCCGGCCGCGCGAATGCTCCGGGGAACGATGACAAACCACACCTCAATCGTTCGGCGTTCCATGCAGTCGAAAAGGAAAGCCGTCGCTTCCGCGCTGACGTGAAGTGGCAGGCCGGACCCGTCCCGGTACAACGCAGAGAACTCGTCAATCGTCTCCGTCATAAGATCGCAGGCAACTTTCATAGTGAGTCCGTTGTCCGCCATCAGCCCATCCCCGGAAACGTGCATTGATCTAACAGCCCCTTGAACGCGGGCGTTATAAACAGATTGGTCGGCGCGTTGAACGGCTCACGGTTGTCGTACAATGACTTGACCAAAACCATAATCAAATGACGATACTTCCACGGCACAGCGTTTCTCGCACCGAATCCCGCAACGTAGGTCACGGTCACGGCCTGCTCTATCGGACGGGTCGAGGGCCAGCTTTCTCCGTATGCGAGCTCGACCCGGCCCCGCTTCATTTCGGCTCCGGCGTTGAGGACCCGGTACTTCAATGAATCGAGAGTCTGGCTGTCGCCGTTCTCATCCAGATACGTAATCGACGTAACCGATTGCAGCGGACTCAATGGAAGGTCGAAGGCCGAGACGAAGCGGCTGTACTCCCACCATCCATCGGCAGGGAAACAGTCCATCGTGTACTGCAGTGTCTGTGTGACGAGGCAGCGGTTGAGAATCCCGTTCGGCCCGTCCAGTTGATCGACGGCCGCGAACATGGCCTCCAGTACTTCGGCCTGTTTGGCTTGTTCGGTCTCGCGAATGAACGCCATGACCTCGCCGATCAGCACCGGGTGTTCGGTCGGGGCTGAGGTTACTTTCAGCATCACAGGTGCCCGCAGACAACGGCGATGGAACGTTGCGCCTCGACGCCGTCGTCACTGACGATCTTGAGCGATAGCCTGTACACCGTTCCCCATTCAAGATTGCTGAGGTCCACGTTCAATTGATTCGCGCTGGCAAGGAGCGTCGGCGAATCGTCGGGGTCCACCGTCCATGCATAGGTCGCGGCGTCATCGTCATCGTCGAGAAACTCGGTCTCGAAATCCAGCGCCCAGCTCAGGACATCTTCCGGGCTCTGCGCCTTGAGCGTCATACAAGTTTCCT